TATCAGACTATGTGGTTAAAGATTAATTACCCTAAAGAGTTCGTGTGGTCTATGCTATACAATGAGTCTGAGAAGGGTAAGATTACGGCTTATTTGATGGAGGCTACTCGTCTTGGTATCAAGATTCTTCCGCCTGATGTGAATACGTCTGGTGAGTATTTTACTATTGACTCTGAGGGTATCCGTTTTGGTTTGAGGAATGTTGCTGGTTGTGGTAATAGTGCTATTGATGAGATTGTTAAGCATCGACCTTACAATTCGTATGACGAGTTTATGAACAAGTGTTCTAAGCGTCATGTGAAGGCTCCGCTTAGGGAGAGTTTGGAGAAGGTGGGTTCGTTTGTTTCTCTGTGTCATAATTCTGGTTATGATCATGAGCGTTACTATCTTCCGATTCTAGGGTTTGCGGCTGGTCTTGCTGATAGTGATAATGAGATGGATGAACTTGTGGAGCCTATTGAGGGGTTCCATGAAATCTATTCAGAGTTGCGAATGATTAAGGGTGTGGTTCGGTCTACTAAGAAAACACCGAAGTATCTTCGTGTTGAGATTGAGGATCAGTCTTCTTCTGTCAGTGTGTTTTGTGATCGTAATGCTGAGATTGCTAATCGTGATTTTATGTATTTCTTGATTGGTGACCGCACTTTGCATATGTTCTGTGATGCTTATGAGTATGCTGGCACTGAGTTGTATGACTTGACCAACATTAGGAAGCAGGGGATGGATCATGAGTATAGTTGGTTGTATGAAACTGGTCTGGGTGACTCTTCTGATGAACGCAGTTTGCTTTACATTTTCAGTACAAGAACGTTTGTTACTGGCAAGGGTAAGGATATGTGCAACTTTTATGCTTGGGATGGTAAGAAGATTATCAAAGTTGTTGTGTTTCCATTCTTGTATGGCAAGATGCGTCATTTGCTAGGCAAGTCTGGCTGGCACGCTGCTAAACTTAAAGATGTAAAGGATTTGGAGGCGGCTACTCGTCTTGATTCTTTTACTCTGGACAATGAGAATTCGCTGATTACTATTGAAAACTATATTGAGAGAAAGAGATTGGTTAAACCATGACATTGGAACAATATCAAGATATTTGGGTTAACGGTAAAGTTAAAGAGCCGGGGATTCGTGACTGCGGTTTGAGGTGGGAGATGATTAAACCTCAACTAGACAGGTGGAAGCGACCGTTCACGGTATTAGATTTTGGTGCTAACTTGGGCTATTACTCTTTGCGTCTTGTTGAAGAGTATGATTGCACTGTCGTTGCTGTTGAAAGTGTTTATACCGAATGGCTGATGGATGTTCTTGATGAAAACAAGCAGGATCGAATCGTTCTGTTAGACAAGAAGTTCACTTTGCAGGATGTTCGGGCTTTGTCTGAGGTTGAGCATTTTGATTTGGTGCTGGCTTTGTCTGTTATGCATCATGTTGAAGGTGGAACTTATGAAGAGATTCTTGAGGCGTTCACATCTCTGGGTGATGTGATGATTTCTGAGATTGCTTTGGAAGGCCCTGCTTGTGGGCAGGATATTGTTAAAGATACTTATGTTCCTAAGAACGCTAAGGTTTTAGGCAAGCCTAAGTCTCATCTTGATGGTTCGGAGCGGATTCTGTTTATGTCGGAACATAAGAAGAGAACCCTGGCTAAGTCTTATATTGGTACGCCTTTGCGTGACACGGCTCTAGATATTCATTCAGACTACTATCATAAAGAGTATATGAAGTCTGGCTCTGTTCGTCAGTGGTATCGTGGTATCAACCTGAAGACATGGATGGAGATGGGTGGTGTTCGTCCTTCTGTTGATGAAGTTGTTGAAATGTGTGAAAAAGAGAAGCCTGACTTCATGAAAGGTGATATGATTCATGGTGACCTCGCTGTGCATAATGTTATTTTGCAGGGCGATGGTGTTAAGTTCATTGACAGTCTGGATGTCAGAAGGCATGTTGAGATTGATGATGACTGGTTTTACAAAATGATTAACGAGATTAAAGAATCTAGGAGTTGATATGTTATTTATTGATAAGAGAAAAGGGGACTCTGTTCCTACTCATGAAATTATTCCAACACCAAGTATTGGTTTGAATAGAGCACTTGGTGGTGGTTTGTATACTGGGGCTACCCATTTGTTTTGGGGTACGCCTTCGGTTGGTAAGACAACTATGTGTTTTCGTATTCTTGCTGAAGCGCAAAAGATGGGGTATAGGCCGATCATTGTAGATTCAGAGTATTCGTACTCAGAAGAGTATGCGGCTAAATGTGGTATTGATGTTGATGATGTTGTTCTTATCCAGTCTACCGTTGTTGAGGATATTCTTAGACATTTGATTGGTTATCTGAATCATCCGGATGAGAAGCATATCTTTTTGTTTGATAGTTTATCTAACATCGTTAAGGAAGAGTTCTACGACAAGCCTGACGGTGGTAAAGCAATGGGTTTGCAGGCTCGTTCGCAAGGTTATTTTTTGCAGAAACTTGTTAACCATTTGCACAAGGAGCGCAACATCATGTTGTTTGTCGCCCACCAGACAGTCGATCTTAGCGGTATGTATGCTGTAATGAAGGCAAAGATGGGTAATACGGTGCATCATAATATGCACAATATTATTAAACTGTTCTTGTCGATGTCTCAGAAAGAGATGGAGCGTGAGGATCGTACCAATAAGATTATGAGTCAGCGTGCAACATGGACTATTGAGAAGACAAAACAGCTTCCTACTATCGGCACTCAGGGATACTATTATGTCCTTCCTCAACAGGGTCGAATTGATGTTGATAGAGAGTTGATTGAGATGGCTGTTGAGAATGACATTATCCAACGTCGTGGTGCTTGGTATTCATATGGTGATCAGAAGTGGAATGGGACAAGCAACATTGAGTTAACTAGTGAGCAGGTGCAAGAGATTTACAAGGAGTTGGTCAGTTGAAAAGAGATGAGAATCAAGAAACAAAGCGTGACAAAGCGAAGCCGGTTAAAAACTCTGGCAGGGGTTTTAGAAAGGGAGATGCCACTTTTCATCGTTTCCTTCTTGACTATAAGCATAATGGGAGCAGTTTCACTCTTAGTCGGAACGCTTGGATAAAACATCGAAAAGATGCTTGGAGAGAACAGTATAGATATCCTTGTATTTCTGTGGTATTAGGCGAAGACTCTGATACAAAAGTTGCTATAATTGACTGGGAAGTATTTAAGGAGCTAATACGTGACTCAGATTACGAATGAAGAATTGTATTCAACTGCATTCTATTATGTAGTCGGAATTATTAGCGGGATGGAGTATTATGAAGATATTCCAGAAGAAGAACTTATCTTTGGGTTTTTGCAAAGCGCAGAGGACATCCTTGTAGAGCGTCGTAATCGTTATGAGGAAGATTGAGAAGCACGGAATATTAGGTTGGGTTATGACTGCTTTGGTGGTTACTGCCTATGATTACTGGGCTTTGCATAGTAAGCATCAAACAATGTCAAAGGCTTTTAAGAACGGTTTGTTCAGGAAGAGCACATCTTTGCCGACATTTTTGGGGTGGGCTGTGCTAACATGGCATTTATTCCATCCACCGTCGTTGCGGAAAACAGACTTGTTTTCCGTCATCCTAGATAGGAAAGTAATTGAGTAATTTTTATATTGAAGTAGATACCATTAAAGAGATGATGGGCGATCATGCTGAAGAATTTATTGAGTGCATGAAGATTGTACAAGACATTATCCAGCGACCAGATCACTATGTGGGCGGTCAGGCAATTAGGTATGCTAATCAGCTCGCTGGTTATCGAACCATGATGATTGTAAAGTCACAAATGTTTAAGCGCAAGTCTCAGTTGATGGACAATGAAGATAAGTTTGTCAATGACATCTGGAAGACTATGTACGAGGCTCTCAGTGAGAATATTAATGTTCTTAAATTATCAGCAAGGAATGGAACACAATGAAATCATTAAGAGCACTTAAGGTGGAGCCGCAAGAGAAAAAAGCGGTTGTCGAAAGCGAACCTATCAGTGGTTCTCAGTTAGAAGGTATGCTTTGTGAAGCGGTGGATATTCATATCGGTAAGCGTAATGAGCCTATCTATAAGAAGGTCGATTACTTTAGACCAAGTTCCACTAATCAATGCGCTAGATATTGGTATTATATGTTTGAGGGTGTGACCTATACGCCCACGTTCTCTGCCCAAACTTATCGCATTTTTGATAACGGTCACGCCGTTCACGACAGGCTGTACTCTTACTTTAGAGAGATGGGCATCCTTGTTGCAGAAGAATTGCCGGTCAGTAACGATGATCCACCAATTCAGGGCACTGCTGATGGTATAATTGATTTAGATGGACATAAACTTATTGAGTTAAAGTCAATCTCGACTGAAGGCTTCCAGTATAGGCAACTTTCACATAAACCTTCTGACGATCACGTTAGACAGGCTAATCTATATATGCATTGTTTAGGTTTAGATAGTGGTTTTGTTATTTATGAAAACAAGAATAATCAACAAATTTTACCTATTTATATAGAGCGAGACGACGTTTTTCTTGATAAACTATTTAAGAAGTATCGTAAAATATATAAGGCCGTACAAGACCAAGAAAAGCCTAAGCGACCGTATAAGAATACTTCGAAGCACTGTGCTAGATGTGATTTAGCTCCAATGTGCTGGGCGGAGAATGATGTAGATGATAAGCAGGAGTACGAGCCATTTTGACCCTATTCCATGCAAAAATGAAGAATGCAAGAAGATCTTTGTACCGAAAACGTATAATGCGATCTTTTGTTCCTCAGATTGCAGACGAGTTGTTACTAACAAGAAACTCCTTGATAATTACTACAAAAAGAAAGAAAAAAAGAACAAAAAGCGTGTTTGCGACACTAAAAAGTGTACAACAATCCTTTCTAGGTACAACAAAGAAGATCTTTGCGAAAGATGTAAGCGAGAAAGATACATTAAAAGATTAGTTAGTTGGGGTTGGGATGAGGAAAAAATAAGAGATGAGTATCGGTAAGATAGTCGCCTCAATAAAAACAACTCGTCTTATCGCCATTGACCCTTCTTCTCATTCGCTGGCTTGGTCAATTATTGATTTAGATAGGAATAATTTTAAAGTAGTTGCTACTGGAAAAATTGATTACAAGGAAAGCAAAGAACTTCATAACAAGTTTCGTGTAATCAGGAAAGGTATAAAGGATTTATGGAGCGAACATCAATTTCAGGATGCAGTTATTGAGCAGTCCGTTTACATTCAGAACTTTCAGTCAAGTAGGATTCTTTCATACATTATTGGATACAGTTGGGGGGTTTTAGATGAGTATTGTCATACTGTGTGTGATATTAACCCTCTCATCTGGAAGAATAAAATTGGATATAAGAATGTTTCAAAAGATGATAAGAAGGCTATTGAGATCCTTCACGGTACTAAAGGTATTCAGAAAAGACTTACTAAAGAACGAAAAGATCGGGTGAAAAAGATTATTGAAGATAAAGTTAATTTTAGCACTGAAGATGAGGATATAAACGACTCAATCGGTATTGCTCTATGGTATTATATTGATCATGGCTTCGGAACCTTATAAGGACAAGCAGTGGCTCTATGAGCATTATGTCATGAAGAGAATGAATCTGACTGACATATGTGCCAGACTTAAGGATGGGTATAATATTGAAGTAACACCTCAGGCTGTTTACAACTGGGTTAAAAAGTATGATCTTTTAAAGTTTAGAGGTAAAGGAAGAAATCTCAGTAGCACAAGTATGCGTAGACCTAAATCACCGATGCAAGAAGCGGTGGAGAAGAAGCGTAGAGAAATGCGTAAGATTAATCAAATGAAGAAGAAAGGTATGGGGCGTTGAGAAGAACTGTTAATTCTAGGGACATTACAACATTTGCAAAACTTGATATGTCTTATAATCAAGTAAGAATGCTCGAAGCTCAACAGAATGAGACGCAGTACAAATGTTTGGGTTCCGGTAAGTGTTGTAATATTGGTTTAGTTATTCACATGGGCGAGTGCGCTAACATTGCGTTCCGCCTGCGTCAGCAGTATTACTTATACCTTGAAGATAAAGGTCAAGTCTTTGCTGATGAATGGATGAATGATGTCATTAGTTCTCTAAAAGATGCGATGTTTGATGATGATTGGGAAGCCGGTGGTGAAACAACAAGAAAGTGTGCTATGTGGAAAGATGGCTGCACAATCTATGGCTTTAGACCAATGATATGCAGAACTGTTGGAACAGTCTCTGGTGTCGATGATTTTTGTCCTAGGTTAAGAAATGCTTACGGGAATGTTGAATACTATTCTGGACCAGCAGTTAAGAAGATCATAGAGTCGTTTCAGGATCTTCTAAAAGAATATGCTGATGGTAAGGGTGAGGGGTATGACATGGTTGTGTATATGCCTCTTGGTGTTCTTTCTTTTCTTTTAACGACTGAAGAATTGCAAGAACTGGAGCGGGTGACCGATGAGAAATTTTGGAAAGCAGTTGAGGGCTGGTTTAACTACAGAGTTCAGTTCACAAAAGAACATGGATATGATTATGATTATTTAAATACTCAGGCTGTTTCTATTGGTAAAAAATTAGTCTTTCCTAAATAATAATTTTAAGAAAAACTTACAAACTCCTGAAAACGGAGAAAATATCGTATAGTATGTTTTTTGCTAAACACTACTCCTTCAATTAAAGAGGGGAGGGAAATGGAAATTAAACGTGTTGAAGAGTCTTTTGAAAAGATTTCTGAAATAGGTAAATATACTTTGTACAAAGTGAATAATGATGAAGAACAAGATATTCTGGAGAGCGCTCTCGAAGAGCAAAGCTGACGGGTACGGTTACGCATCATATAGAATTTCCTCTGGTCTCAAGGAAGCCGGTCTGCCTTTACTTGAGACAGAGGATTTTTTACATTCAAAAGTACAATCTAATGTTACTAGTATCGGTCTTGATCCCGACAAAGGCTTTCTGTTTATTCCTGATTTAGAAAATGTTGATATTTATATAAATAACTGCTTGCCGCAAGATTTTACGTTTGGTGAGTCTTATAATGTAGGCTTTTCTTACTGGGAGACTACAAAGATGCCTAGCAATTGGGTTCCTATGTTGAATAGATGTGATGAGGTTTGGACTACTTCAAAATGGGCTGGTGATGTTTTTAAGGAAAACACTGGGCATGAGAATGTTCACTCTTTTAAGTTAGGGATTGAATCAGATTTGTTTTGGTCAAACTCTTGGATTCCTGAGGAGCCTTTTACTTTTCTTCATGTTGGTAGTCCGTCAACTAGGAAGAACACTCAGATGGCTGTAGACGCTTTTATAAAGACATATGGGCACAGGAAGGACTTTAGGCTGATTGTGAAGTCTATTGGGCCTCCTGACGCTCGTATAAGGGATTCTGGGATGAATCATGGTGCGATTACGAATCACGACAGGATTCAGGTTATTGATTGGGAGTTATCTGAGCCTGATCTTGCTGATTTGTACAGGTCTGCCCACTGTCTGCTGTATCCCACTATGGGTGAAGGTTGGGGAATGATCCCTTTCAATGCTATTGCTTGTGGTACACCCACAATTTGCACTAACGCTACTGCTTGCACAGAATACGCTGAACTGTCAGTGCCATTGGACTTTGAATGGTCTAAAGAAGGAACTACTGGTATTTATAATACTGGAGGTAAGTGGGCAAAGCCTAGTATTGATGATCTAGTGGATA